CTGACCGCGGCGCAAAAGCGCGTTTGGGCAGCCGAGATCTGGAAGGCGGGGCGCGACGCTTCGTTCTTCTTCGCAAACGGCTTCATCGGCACGTCCGATAGCGACATGAACTCCGTCATCCAGCGGGTCACGAAGCTTTCGGAAACCGAGCGCGGCCTCGAATGCGTCATGCAGCTCGTGCTCGACCTGCAGAGCGACGGTGTGGTCGGCGACAACGAATTGGACGGCAACGAAGAGGCCATGGTCAACGATGCGCAGACCATCCGCATCGATCAGTTGCGCCAAGGCACCAAGTCCAAGGGCGAGATGGCCGAGCAGGCCACGGTAATCCGGTTCCGTGAGCAGTCCAAGGACAAGCTCTCGTTCTGGCTCTCCGACAAGCTCGACGAGCTGATGTTCCTCACGCTGTCCGGCGTGTCGTATGCGTACACGTACAACGGTGCGACCCGCGTCAACAGCCAGCTCCCGTCGTTGAGCTTCGCCGGCGACGTCGTGGCGCCGTCCGCGAACCGCGTGCAGTATGCCGGCACGGCGACCAGCACCGCAACCTTGACGACCGCCAACACCATGAATTGGGCGACCATCGTCGAGGCCGGCACGCTCGCCGAGACAAAGCGGCTGCGCCCGATCCGCTCTGGCGGTCGCAATTACCACTGCATGGTGGTGCACCCGCGGCAGCGCCGCGACCTGGTGCTCGACCCGACCTACCAGACCATCCTGCGCACGGCGGAAAAGCCCGGCAGCAAGCACCCGCTGTTCACCGGCGCGATCGCCACCGTGGACGGCAAGGTGATCCACTCCCACAACAAGGTCTACAACACGTCGGGCCTGGCTTCCGGCTCGAAGTGGGGATCGGGTGGGACGGTCGACGGCGCACAGGCGCTGTTGCTCGGCGCCCAGGCCGGCGGTCTCGCCACCACCGGCTCGATGTTCTGGCGGGAATCGGATCACACCGATTACAAAAACCGCCCCGGCATCGGCATCGGCCGCAAGATCGGCATGCTCAAGCCGCAGTTCCTGTCGACCTACGACGACACGACCGGCACCACGACCCCGACGCGCCAGGACTTCGGCGTGATCTCGGTCTACACCGCGGCCGCGGCGTAACGCGGACTTCAACACAACGGAAGCCGGCGGTCTCGATCACTTCGCGCGCAAGCGCGAATGACGCGCGTCGGCTTCTCCCCCTTAAATTCCCCAAACTAAGGATCGTCGCGTTATGACCAACACTCCCGGCTATAACCACTACAAAATCCAGCTCAAGGATTCGGTGACGGGCGCTTCCCTCACCGCTTCCGGTGGCACCGTCTTTGTCGCCATCGCTGGCACGTCGCAGAAGGAAACGCTGACCGACAAGTTCGGCAACAGCGTTGCCAATCCGATCCTGATGACCGCCGGTCTGATGGATTTCTGCATCCCGCTCTCGCACTTGACCGTCGATCTCTACATTCAAACCGCCGGCGGTCACTTCGAGGTTGTCAAAAGCATCGGGCCTTCCGGCAACAACGAGTACCCGATCGACACGGAGCAGAAGCGGCAAACCTATGTAATTCCGTTCAACATCGCGGATTGCGTGGCTGCCACCGAGAAGGACACCGGCTTCGTCCTGCCGGCACACGCCTTTGTGCTCGATCGACTGCACGGCTGCGGAGTGAACGTCACGACAGCCGAGACCGCCGGCGCCAAGACGCTGACCGCTGGCACCTTGTCATCGCAGTCGGGCGGCGTGGCCGCGGGCTTCATCAACGGTTCCTCGACCGCATCGCTCGGCCTCGTCATCGGCACCAACGGCTCGCTGTTCTCGAGCAACGCGCCGTATCCGACCGACGAATATACGGCCAAGAACATCAGCTACACGCTGGTGACGGCCTCGGTCGCCGCTGCGGGCTTCCTCATTCTGCCGGTGCAATTGGTCTAATCCGGCCGGCTTGACGAAAAAGAAACGGCCGGGCGGTAGCGTCCGGCCGTCTTCGCTCCACCATTCCACCAGGGGGAAACCGCCATGGAAGCTACCGGCCTTGCCGCCCTTGAGGCTGAACCTGCCATTGCCGACTTCGAGGCACGGCACCCGCAGCCGGACCAGGAGCCGGACCCGCAGCCGGACCCGCCGATCGCCGAAACCGCGGCGCCGGCGCGAAAGCCTCGCATTCCGGAGACGCTTTTCGTCCTCGACACCACGGCGAAGCCGGGCAAAGGCCCGCGCGAGCACGAAATGATCGTCGACGGCCTGGTCAAGCCATTCAAGTTCGAGCCGGGCATCCCCCTCGAGCTGCCGCTCGCGGTTGCCATCAAGTTCCTGCGCCACGACGATTTTAAGCGCACGAACGCCAAAGGCGAGTTGCTTCCCTATCACCGCAAGCCGAAGCAGCCGGACGAATTGAAGGCGGGCGAGCGGTTCACTCTCAAGGATCACGAGACCATCGCACGCTACAGCGAGCTCACCGATATGGCGTTGCTGCAGCGCGCGCTCGAACTGCCGCGCGGGGAAATGATCCCCGACAAGCAGGACCGCGAGGCGCTGATCGCCTTCATCACCAAGGCCGAGATCGAGAAGCGCAAGGCCAATGCCGCCAAGCAGGGCGATCTGGTCGAGGGCGGCTTCGTCCCCGAGGCCGAAGTGACCGAAGAAGATTAAGCACCGATGAGCGCCGTCCTGCCCGCCGTCACCATCTGCGAGCGGGCGCTGCGAGCTATTGGCGCATTCCCGGTTACGGAGTCGGCCGCCGACGGCGAGCAGCTCCGCGAAGCCATGAGCTGGCTCGACCTCATCATGGCGGAGCAGGTTGGCTCGACGCGGCTGTGGTTTCTTGTGCCGGCGACACTCTCATTCACGCTCACCAACGGCACGTCGGTCTATAATCTCGACCAGGCGCTCGGTGCCAATCTGCCGATCGATCAGATCCAGTTTCCGGTCGAGGCACTCCTGCAATATCCGTCCGGGCGGCAAGAGCCGTTGCCGATCGTCACGCGTGACGCCTTCCAGGCAATCGAGGAAAAGACTGCTCACGGCCCGCCGCGCCTCATCTACATCGATCGTCTGCCAATTCCGACGCTTACGACTTGGCCGACACCGCCGTCGACCGATCCAAATACCTGGATCATCAAGCTCGACGTACAGACCTACGCGCCGAACGTGGCACCGGCCGGCGTGACGGGAACGCAGCCGCAAGGCTCGATCCAGACGAATTTTCGCCAGGCGTGGCAGCGCTGGCTGATCGTGCAGCTCGCCCACGATCTCGGCTCCGGCCCGATCTTCAAGTTGCCGGAGACTTCGCTCAATCGCTTCGGCAAGATGGCGTCAACCGCCAAGCTGGCGCTCGAGTCCTTCGAGAACCGCGAGCACCAGACGACGCCGCCGGTGGGCGAGGCCTGGGACGGCGAGGACGGCGACTATTACGAACACAGCCATCGGTACAGGGGATAAGCCATGGCGTCGTTCCTCGGCTGCATCCCCGACTTCATGCTCGCGAACCCGCTCTATATCGGCGCCACGGTTTCTTTCTTCACGGTCAACGCCAACGGCACGCCGACCACGACGCTGGCCACGCTCTATACCGATCCGACCGGCGACACGACCGCCAGCAATCCGCAGGTCCTCGACAGCGAAGGCAAGTTCGCGGCTCCGGTCTATGCCGGCGTGCCGGTCATCGCCCAAGTCACCGGGCCGAATGTCCCTTCGCACGAGACCGGCGTCATCAACGCGCGCGGCACCTGGCGCGGCGCTTGGACTGCCAACACCGTCTATTTCTCGACCGACTTCGTGCAGGACCCGGTTTCCGGCGACATCTACGCCGCCGCGATGGATTACACCTCGTCGTCGTCGCTGACCACGGACGTAACGGCCGGCGATCTCGTTCTCATCATCGATCAGACCGCACTTGTCTCCGGTGGTGCAGCGCTCGCCATCAAGCTCGCAGTGCAGTGCGCCACGACGGGCAGCAACATCACGCTCTCCGGCCTGCAGACGATCGACGGCCATACGACGGTTGCCGGCGATCGCGTACTTGTTAAAGACCAATCGAACCCGGCGCAAAACGGCATCTACAACGCCTCGACCGGCGCATGGGCCTATGCGACCGACTTCGACGTGTCGTCGAAGGTAGGCAACGGCTTCATTGTCTATGTGATCAACGGCACGCTGAACGCCAACCGTGGCTTCCAGGCGAATATCACTGCTCCGTTCACGCTCGGCTCATCGCCGATCGCGTTCACCGATCTGATCCTGCCCGCGTCGGAAATCGTCATCCAGATCTCGAACGCTCCCGATGCGGCGCTCACAACCGGCGTCAAAGGCTATATTCCCGTCCCGTTTCCCTGCACGATCACCGGGATGACGTTGCTGGCCGACGTCGCCGGCTCGATCCAAATGGACATTTGGGCCGCGCCGTTTGCGAATTACCCGCCGACCGTCGCGAATTCGATCGTCGGCAGCGACTACCCGACGCTTTCGAGCCAGCAGAGCGCGCAAGACACCACCTTGACCGGCTGGACCACCGCGCTCGCCGCCGGAACTGTGCTCGCCTTCAACATCAAAAGCGTAACAGGCATCCATTTTGTGACGCTGACACTCACTGTCGCGAGGACCTAAATGCGATCGATCAACAACGGCGCCGGTTACTTCTTCAATGACGACCGCTGCTCGGGCGGCAAGCTCGATGAGGACGACGTCATCGCCTGCGAGCATCGCGCGCCAGGCTGCACAAGCAACCTGATGAAGAAGTCCGAATGGAAGCTCCAAGGCGGCTTCTGCATGTGCTGCGGGAAACCGCTTTGCCTCAAGTGCTACGAGCGCACCAAGAAATTCGGCTGTGAAGGCCCCGAAGTGAAGCGCTTCGAGCAGGCCATCAACGACGATTACCGCCGCTCGCAGAACGCAAAGGTTCTCGGCATCTGAAATTCCGGCTGTGTTGCCGGATAGCCCAAACGCGGAGATGGGCACCCGCACTCGCGCCGTCGTGAAGACGCCGCATTCCCCATGATGGAGCCCCGATATGCCCACCTATACGGTGAACAACGGCGCATTCACGCCGTCGACTTCTCAGGACAACTACACTCTCGACCCGCAGACCGCCGGCGTGTTCGCCAAAGTCGTGGCGGTCGGATGGGGCGGTCGCCTCACTACCTCGACCGGCTACCGCACGCGCTGGACGCGGCCGACCACCGCAGGGTCGTCGACCTTCACCGCGCTCACGCTCGCCTACGGCAACCTGGCCTACAACTCGATGGGCTCGCGCGCCGGCACGTTCGCGACGGCGCCGACGCTCGCCACCGATCCCTCCGGGAACCTGTGGGGCCAGGACTGGAACGCCCAGGGCGGCGTCGGCATGATCGTGTTCCCGCTCGCCAATCCGTGGTGGTTCGCTTACGTCGCGTCCGGCGGCTACGGTCAAATCTCCTGCCGCAACATTGCGGGCACCGACGCCAACGGCTCGACCTACTCGGCCACGGTCGAGGAATAACGGCGGTTAACCCGCCGTTGTGGCAAATCTGGCATGCCCTCCTGGTGCTCATCACCAGGAGGGAACCATGCCAGCCGAACCCAACGCCTCGCTCATTCGCGATCTCAAGCACACCTTGTCGCTCGCCGAGTCGGGCGCCATCACCAATGCGGTGATCGTCGCCGCCGGCGACGATGTGTTTCATCGTCTCTGGAATATCCCGAAGCCCGCCGACTATCCCATGATGATCGGCGAAGTCGGCCTATTCCAACGCGAGCTCGAATTCGTCGTGCTTGGCAATCGCACCGAGCAGTTGAACAAGCAGCCACGTATTATGCATCCCGGCCTTGCTCGGGCCTGATCGCAAAGAGTGATCCATGCTCGGTCTAAGCGGTCTTGCCCAAACGGCGCTGGCCGCACTGCCGGCGACCGAGCAGCAAGTCACGCCGGTCCCGGTCTTTCGCAATCTGTCGTGGCATCAGCCCTACGCGCTGATCGGGGCGCGGGTGTCTTCGCCGATCGGCTCAGTGATCCGTACCGGCGTCAAGAGCTACTTCGTCGTGCCGCAGAAATGCAACATCGTCGGCATGATGCTCGTTGCCGATCAGGTGGGCTCGCTCGTCGTCGATATCTACCGCACCAGCTTTGCGCAGTTTCCGCCGACCGAAGGCTCCAGCATCACCTTCGGCAGTCGGCCGACGCTATCGAACGCGCAATCCATCGAGGATCGCGCCCTGATCAATTGGAGCACGACGTTGAACCGAGGCGATGTGCTCGCCATCAACGTCTTGAGCTGTACAAAGATCACGAACTTTAGCCTGGCGCTGCTCGTCGAGCGCGCCTAGCCGCCTTTCACACCAGGATATAAGCCCATGACCATTCCCGTTCTCGGGGATCGCGCCGGCATGTCGAGCGCCGCGACCGGCACCGGCTCCACCATCACGCTCGAAGCCGCGCTCGGCGCGGTGGCGCCGAATGTCTGCTCGTTCCAGGATTTTGGCACAGCCGGCATCACCAACGGGCAACCCGTCTCCTATCTGATCCTCGACAGCAACGGCAATTGGGAAGTCGGCGTCGCCACGTTCTCCACCA